TCACCCTGCCTTGGTGTATGTCCAGTTAAATGTTGTTGTTCCCTGGCTTGTGATGGTTACAATCCTTCCTGTCACTGTAAATGATATCAACCCTCCTGACTTAAGCGGAGTTAAAGTAAGTGTTGTTCCGTCCCACATGGCAAGCTGAAGCGAAGAGAAATTTGTTCCACTGCTTTCTGCCCAAACGCTTATCAGGTACATCCCTTGGCTATTTGGCAGTTCAAACAACGTAGTTGCTACGTTAGCTGCAACAGCCTGAGTTCCTTTCGCTGTGTACACTGCTGGCAACTGATTACCTGCAGAGCTTCGTGATTCAACATATGAGCCTGAAGTTTGCGTCCCAGTTAATGAGCAGTCAGTAAATACTCCATTCCCTGTGCTGTAAGTTGATATTACAGGAGTCCCACCAGTCGGAGCCTTAAACCGGCATCCCTCAGCAATTATTTTTGCTGTTGAGTCTGTCAGCAATGTGTTTGGGTATCCAGAGCCAGTGTAGGTTATTGATTCGCTATCAAGGAAGCTATCGGTACTTGATTTTATGTTAACAATGCTTGTGCCTGTTGCAAAGATAAATGCTGCTGCCCCACTCCCCGTTGTTTGCATTGAGTTTCCATGCCCGGCCAATCCTGATATATGGGCAATAGTATCATTAAGTTTTATATACGACGCAGTAATTCCATTTGTATTTTTTATTATATTAGACTCACCATCATACCCTGTAATAGTAAGACACTTACATCCAGAAAAATATAACCCTGAGGAATCAAATGTATATTGCGACCCGTCAACTGTGATCTGGTCTCCTGCACAGTTTATTAGCTGAGGAGACAGGCAATTTACAACATACCATGCCTGTGCTGCATCCAGCACATAACATGTATCCCACTGTATTGTCGTTCCGTTCGCCTTATAGAAACCATGCGCAACTCTCCTCGCCCATACCTGGGTATACTTTGTTAGGTAATTTCCAGAATCATCATATATGGCCCACCATGCACCATCAACCTCAACATTTTTAATGTGCATAACGCCTGGTGAAGTAGTTCCTCCATCAATTAGAATGCCAATTTTACCATCATTGCCAGTAGGTGATGTAGGGCGTCCTCCATCGTAAAAAATATAGACATTTTCAATATTTATTGTATTAAACGCTGCGTGGTAATGGAAACAAGCTATATTTCCTATTACTGCTATGAAAGTTTCCGGCCTATTTATGTTGCTGTTTGTTTCGCCATTTATTGTGCAGTTTGAATTCATCTCTATCGTTGCATTTACGAAGTAAGTTCCAGATGTCAATAATACATTCCGCCCTGTATTAATTGCGGCCTGTATGCCTGCATAGTCAAGAGACTGAGTTAGTGATGTTACGAATGGATAAACAGCCTGCGCCGCTGATAGTGTGGAGAATTTCTCGCTGAGTGGATGCAGAGTTCCGTCAGCTGTTGCACCGAAATCCTTGGCTGAAATGAAGTTGGTATTTTTATCATGTTGAGTTAAAGCTATTGAGCCGATATATGGCTGCTTAACTGCAACTAGTGCGTCACCCATTCCATCTTCTGAGCTTGCTAGCTGCTGCTTGAATTGATCTGGATCGTACTTGAGTACATTTGGGTGGTAGAACTGTCGTGCATTAAATGCGTCATACACAGCCATCGAGTGACCTTGCACAGTGACGAACTTGGCAATTTGTCCGTTATATACCGGATATCCAGCAGCGTTAATGATGATTGGCTGCGATACAGGAACGTGAGAGCCGTCTTCGTTCTCCACATAAACCTGAATCTGGTTTTCAGGATTTACCGGGTCAGTGTCAATTTTACCGATATAAATTTTACCATTGGCTACGGCTTTAAAAGAACGCGCCATAGTGAAGAGTTGCGAAGGCATACTCACTACAACATTGGCTGTAATGTCTGTCATTTAATTTGCTCCGGACGTAGCAATGCCGAACAAGATGCAACTTGCCCAGCATTGCACTAATGTCAGTTATGATTTGTTAATTATGAGATGAGTCTATGCAAAGAGATCTGTTGAATATTGCGCTCTATATATTTGGTTTTTGCACGTTCCTGGTGTTTGCAAAGCTATTCTGACAACGCATCAGACTTAGCCCCCTGCGTCATAGCGTTAATTACCTTTTGTGCCTGCTGCATGGCTTTCTCAAACGCTGTTGATCCGCGTGGGGTATTTGCCATTCGTAGCATTGCATTTCTGAATGGCTCGCTCTCATAGGCGCGAGTAAGAAGTCCGTAGCTTACTGCTGCGCCAGTTGTCGCCGGGTTCATTGCCGTCCCATACCCAATTATGAACGGGATAGTTTGCTGCCCTGTGGGTGTTGTTACTGCCGCTTTTGCAGCCTGCTGCGTGGATTGCAGGTAGTTTTTTAATCCTTTCAGATAAGCAGCGTCCTGCCCCTTAAATGTGATGCCAGTCTGGTTTTGCAGGATGTTAAGCTGCCGAAGGAACTGGTCAGGGGATCCGCCAGATTTCTCCATCGCCTTTCCAATGATGCCATTGCGCATTTGCGCCCTGCCAACACGACCAACTGAGTTATACAGCGTCTTAATTTCCGATTTGTTCTTGCTGAATAGCATGTTGTTGACAACTTCCGGTGTCAGGTCGCCTTTCATGAGAACATTCTTCAGCCTGGTATTCTTTAGTTTCGCCGCTTCGTCAGCGTAGACGGCATTGGCCTGCTGATATTTACGGAGAGTATCATTGCCAAGATTCTGACCAATGGCACCATTGATATCGTCTGTCATCGCCTTGTAAACGCGCTGAATGGCAGCATCGGAACGGTTTGGTAACACTGGTCGTTCCCCCTTCACGTCCATTCTGAACTGGCTGCGCAGATCGCTTAATTGCTTCAAATCCAGATTTACCGGACCATCAGGACCAGCATTGCGAATAAGCTCATCACGATAGGATTGAAGTTTTGAAATCGTCTCGTTATCAGCGACCTTACCAAGCTTCTGCAGGTTAGATATCTCAGTATCAATCTGCTGAATTGCTCGCACAGGCTGAATGTTTACTCCAGCCATAGCATTCTGAACCTGCTCCAGTCGATTACCGGCAGCACGACGAATTCCTGATGTTTTCGCTTTAAGGCTGTCAATAACAACCGCTGGATCATACTCACCGAATTTATCAGCAAATCTCTGCACCAACTGGCTTCTCGCTTCCTGTTGCGTTGCTCTCATTCCGCTTGTGCCAGCCAGAGGGATATTTTCTGCTGTAGTCTGCGCCATTTTTCCGACGCGGGAAGTAGGTTGTAACAGGTCTGTGGTGTGCAGAGGCACTCCTTCACGCTCTGCAAACCTGATAGCCTGTTGCGCTTCTGGCGCTATCGCACCACGAACTCCACGATAAGCAGCACCTAATCCACGTCCGGCAGCGTTAATAGCTCCGCCAGCCAGAACGCCAACGCCTAAGTCGGTGGCTAGTGCTTCCGCATCATCTTTCACACTGTTTGCAGCAAGTGATCCAACTGCGTTTTCAGCGAGAAGGCGAGTTGCACCCTGAGCAATTCGACCAGCAAGTGTTGGTGCCTGTGTTGCCGCTCTCTCAACGCCGGCAGGTGTGAGGTAAGGCAATGCTTCAGCAAATACCCTGCCCTCTGTCGTTTGTGGAGTCAGCGCACCTTGCTGAAGGCCAAAGTCCTGCTCTAATCCATGCGTTGTTACTCGTGGCGCGGGTTGATATGTTCCATCGCCAATGCCGAGTTTACCGCCAGCCCATGCAGCCGCGCTTGTTACAGCATCGGCAACTGATGCAGGTATGTTTGCCACGTTCACGCCAGCCTGCACCAGTCCGCGACCAGTCTCTTTCACTGCTTCACCAAGATCAGACATAAATCCACTTTGCTGTGGTTGTTGCTGTGCTACTGGTTGCTGTGTCTCCACTGGCTGCACAGATGGCAATGGATAGGCTGCATAGAAAGCTTGCTTAGCCTGCTCTGCATTTTCTCCGGCTTGCGGGGCCACGACTTCATTGAAGTATTGCTCCTGAGCCTGCGCTTTTTGTTCTGGTGCTAACGCCTGATACTGTGGAGAGGCGATAACATCTTTCCATGCTTTAGCCATTAATCACCCCATAGTGAAGAAAAGTTACTGCCAGTAGTAGATTGTTGCCTTGGAATATTCTGCACCGGCTCCTGATAATCAAACTGTTTTTTAACAGTGCTCAACTTGCTTTCAAGCTGATTTCTAATCTTTCCGATAGAGTCACGAAAAGCCTTTTCACTCATTTTGGGGCTTAGGGCACCAACCGCATCGGATAATTTTTTACCCTCAGCATCTGAAAGAGCGCCCATACCCTTCAGGGACTGCACCATAGGAAGGAATGTTTGAGCTTTAAAGGTGTCGAGCCTTGCTTCAAAGTTAGCCGCATCAGAGCCAGGAACTGTCGGAAACGCTGAGCGAATTCCTACTGCTTTTGAAAGGCCGGGGCTTTGCTCTATCTCGTTGAGAGAATCAAGCGCGGTGCTGAACGTATCAACTGCACCCTGAGCAGCGGCCTGCCTGTCAGCGCGGGCTATGTCAGCCTTTTGCCGAACATCTGCCTGTTTCTGTTTTAGCTCTTCAAGCTTTAACTGATTGCTTTCTCTGGCTATTTGTCTGTCCAGAGCCTTTTCTTGTAATTCTGCTCTTTGTATTTCGCGGGAAAGAGCAGCATTCTGTGCGCTGATGTTCTGTCCACGTATCTGGATGTCCTGACCTCGAGCTGTTAGTGCTTCTCCGGCCTGATTGCTGCGGATTGTCTCTGCCAGTCTGCCTCGGTCAATTTCACGACCAGCCATCTTGTCCTGAACATTGAAGTAATCAATCGGACCAAGCGCAGCCATCCCAAGGTGATCAACAAACTCACCAAATCCTGAAGGGTTCTGCTGATACATCTGAGCAACGCTGTTAGGGTCAACACCGACGCGAGTCAGTTCCTTGGCGTTGTTTTGCAGCCATGATTGCATTGCTTCTGGAGACGATGACGCAAGGCGTGCGCCAGCCGCTAAGGTGCCGATAGAATTACGCTGATCTTCATCAATGAATCCCATGCCTTTACGAACGGATTCAATCTGGTCTGGATATTGAGTAGCCAACTGACGCAAAGCACCGCGATCACCAGACGCATAAGCATTAGCGTACGCCTGCTGAAATTCTTTCTGCCGCTGAGCCTGCTTTTCCTGCTGAAACACCCCTGCAATACCTGAAAGACCTTGCAAAGCAGTCAGCCCAACATTGTTAGCGCCTGAACGCTCAATATCATTGTTCTGCCTGATAAGCTGAAGCGTATTGCCGATGTCATTTACGCTCGGAGCGTTTGAGTTGACGCCGCCGATACCAGCTAACAATCCGCCATTTGATCCTTGCCAAGTAGCCATGATTACTCCTTAAAACAACGAGCTAAGCAATCCAATACCAGCACCAATGCCAGCGCCCCAAGGTGTTGATGTTCCCAAAAGGCTGGCAAGACCTGCACCGGCAATCGCACCAGACGTGCCACCGCTAATTGCAGTCTGAAGACTTGATGGTTTATTGGCATTAGCAGCGGCAAGAGCTGCGCTTTGCTGTGCAATGCTGCTCATGTTGTTGGCGTACGTCTGCCCGGCGTTTGCCTGACCTTGCAGCGCACCAAGCCCAACGTTTGCCAGATTGTTGTAATTGCTCATCTGATTTGATAACCAAGACTGACCGAGTGTCGGCGCGATCGTAGCCAGTTGATTGCTTGTGGCTGTCGAACCAAGTCCACCCGTCGCCTCCGCAGCAGCAAGACTCTGGTAACGCGCCTGACCTGCAAGGTCTTTATACTGCTGAGAGTTGTAATACTGATTAAGTGCCTGCCCCTGACCTTCTAAACTGGAAAGATTCTGCAACTGGTTAACATACTGCTCCGCAAGAGGCGTGAACGGAGCAAGATTTTTCATGATCGTCTGCCACTGCTGATTTTGCAGGTCTGCGGCATACTTCTGAGCTTCTGCTGCATACTTTGCGCTTTTATCAGAGCTGCCACCTTTCCCGCCTTTTTCAGGGCAATAAGGTTCCTCGCCGCGCAGTTTTCTGCCCAGCTTAAATGCATATAACATGGCTATCTCCCGTGATTCAGGAAGTCGATTAGTTCTTCGCGTGTTGCGCTGTAAAAAGTCACGTCATCCACGCCTTTGAAGTATTTCTTGATGGTTCCTACACGCTTAAGGCCAATCATTGCGCAGTACATCTGCCCGTGGCGGAATTTGCGTGCAGCGAACGATGTGACGCACTGAACGGTGGTGTTAGTCAGAATGTATCGCCAGAACGCCAGACCGATTTCCTTGCTGAATCCACGAACCTCTGGCAGGTACATGGCGTGGCAATCGAATGTCAGCGGCTGAATCTCCTGATAGTAAACAATGCCGCCGAACTGCCCGTGCACGCTCACCTCAAAGTAACGGCATTCAGGTTTGTAGTCGTATCCATCGCCGTTGTTGCTCCCGGCGATAATGTCAGGGTGATTTCCGACTGCTTCTATCAGGTCGATGTTTCGCGTTGGTTTGAATGTAATCATCAGTCAATCAGCCCATGTAATCTAAGTGCCGTTTCAAGCGCCAGAATACGCTGCCGCGCCTGCTGCAAACCTGTAGCGAGAGCTGCGACTTCGGATTGTGTGTACGTAGTGCCGACAGTGTATGACTGGTTAGCGTTGAATGAGCCAAGAAGTGGCGTACCTGTGGCTGCAGTCCATCCGGTATTTCTTGCTCCAACAACCTGAATTCCATCAACTGAATATGATGTTTTTACATCCAGCGGTGACGCAAGAGACTGCGATTTGGTTACAGTTTTCGATACGTAATCACTCTTAATGTCAGATACATCGCTTTCTACGCCATCCAGTCTTTTGTCAACAGTGACCAGATGCGCCTGAATATCGATAACCTCATCCAGCAAGTAATCAACATCGCTGCGCAGTACGACTATCTTCCCTTCGGCGGTTGTTAACCTGACCTCAAGGAGATTTATCGCTTTTGTGTTTGCGGTGATTCTTGCATCGTGGTCAGCCAGTTCGACATCCTGTTCATCGTTTTTTACTTGGGCATCATAAGCGCCCTGACCAGCCTGATTTGCCTTCCCGGCAATTGCGCCGACATCAGCCCCCTGATTAATGACATACAGCAGGTAAGACTGGCTGAATATATTGCGTGGCAAAATTGAAGCATCAAGGCGCGTAGCCTGAACCGCGACAGGATTATTCAGTGATGAATCCGCCATTACTCAATCCTTATCTGAGCGCCAGACAGAGTTACAGGTGACTTCGTGATAACGCGCAATTTGAAGCCGACATTTTTCCTGATGCGCCCTACTCGCTTCCACAAAACGCGTTTGTCGTAAACGAACGGTTCATTCTGCTCAATCATCTGCTCACGTCCGTAATTGATGCCGTCAGTGGTTGCAGAGAGGAACAGGCGGTCAGCATACTGCGCAACGCCAGTTGAAGATTCAACTTCAAGGTCGAAAACTCTGGCGTTATCTGCTTTGAAGAGTGGAGTAAACAGCAGGTGTTCCTGTTGAAGACCATACTGGCTGCTGATGTCGAATTGCAATTTCCCGGTCACGGGTTCCAGTTTATCGCCGCACGTTATCTGATTGCCTTCGAAAATGAAGTCGATAGCGCGGTACACATCGTCATACAGGCCTGTTTTCAGCACACACCATTGCGGACCATTAGCGCTTGAAGATGCGTCGTACACAAGTACATGGCGCGGAAGATGGATAATCAGCAACTCATGCGCATCAAATCGCAGAGACTCCATCACGCCATCAGCCAGTTCATCAGCAGTGTAGGAGCGGAGGATTTTCTCAATGCTCGCGCTGGCGATTGGTGATACCTGACCGGAGCCGATGATGTATACAGACGGCGCACCCGTTGCCGGATTGCTGATGAACGCATAAGAATCAGCGAATGGCGTTTTGCAGTAAGTCCCGGCAATGCCTTTCTGCACCATAAGAGATGGCTGTGCGACATACAAAGCAGCACCAACGGTGGTTGCACCCGTCAGGGAGAAATATTCAATCGTTGATGAACCAAAGCATACGATGAAGTCTCGCCATGTTCCGATGCCGATGATGCCGTCAGGCTGCGATTCTGCGCGATATTGTGCGCTGTAGCGGTCAGGGTGCGATTCGTCTTCAGGGTCAGTGATAAACCATGAATCAGTTCCGTCTTTTGACCACGCATAACGCCCGCGCAAGCGCGTAATGTCGCGAACCGAACCTAACTCATACTGCGTGAATCCGCTGTCTGTAGGCCAGTTTGAGACGGTTTTAACCGTGCCATCATATCGATACTCAACCAGTTGACCATTAACGCCTACCGCCTGTGATGTCCGACCATGCGCCATTGATACGCGACCACTTCCGGCAACATCACCGACTTCGCTTTCGCCTTTGTAGAGCTTCCCACCACACACGCGATAAACAGCACTCTGCGCCATGTTGTATTCGACGCCGCGCGATATACCGTTCACATCAGAACGTTTGGCAATGCCCGGGAATGAGCGAAGATATCCGCTGCTGTTGAGGATTTCTTTGGGTGTAGCCAACATATTCACTGGCAGATAGTCGATATAATCGGCGTTTCGAAAGTCTTTGCCGACACCTTTCATAAGCGGAAGTTGCTGAATCGGCATTATTCGCTCCCGTTATCGCAAGGTTCCTTCCGGTGGAAGTAATTCCAACCGTTCCACTTCGCCAACTGGTTACCGCTACCAACAGGCATACGGTTTGGATAACCGGACTTACATTTAGCGGCCTTTGCCCTATCCATTGCAGACAGTTTGACGAGTCGCTCTTTCCCGTATCTGGCAGTGGTTATAAGTTTTGCAGACGCTTCCAGCGCATAATCTGGAGCAATGCGGCAGGCAAGGTTGAAAATGACGGCATTGATAGCGTTATTTGATAAACCGTGCTCATCGCCCGGATCCGGAGCAACATCTGCATCAGCAAAAATGTAGCCAACGTTGACACCAGGTGACGCATCACCGCCAAGCCATTCAGCCATCATCATTTCAAGGTCGTTGACGCCGTCTTCCATAGACTGCGGTTCGACATCGGTTAACGTGGCATTTGATGCCACACCGAGCTTACGTAATGCCGCAAGAACTAAATCACCCTTCGTTGTCAGGTTCATCTGCTGCCGCCTTAGGTTTTCGACCAGGCTTTTTACGCTGTTTTTCTTCTTGCTCTGGCTCTGGTTCTGGTTCTGGTTCTGGTTCTGGTTCTGGTTCTGGTTCTGGTTCTGGTTCTGGTTCTGGTTCTGCAACATCCTTCAGAAGATCATCAGGATGTGCAAACCAGCCAGCATCCAGATATTCCTGAAGCTCTTCGGCTTTCACGATTTCAAAGTCGTATCCAACGCCTTTCCATTTCTTCATGTCGCCATGACGAAAGATCATGTGTGTCATGCTTGTCTCCATATAAAAAAGGGAGCCGAAGCTCCCTCTGGTTATCACGCGGTCTGGTTAGGCAGACCAATACCAATTGCCTCTGGTCGTACAGCACATGCTGAATACCACACAGCAATACGGCACTTACCAGACAGAGTGTTGATATCACCCTGCGTTGCGAAGATGCCGTTAACACCAATACCAGGAATGCTGAAGGAAGACGTTTTCATGCCAGCAAACAGTTCATGGGTTACCGGGATCGGCTGAGACAGCAGACGGATTGAGTCATCAGCCCAGAACACGTTAGCGGTGGTTGTTGCCACGTTCAGAACGTTTACCGGAGTGGAATCAGCAAGAGAGGTGTTTACGTTAGCGTAAGCCTTCTCTTCTTTTGTCAGTGAAGAGTCATCAAGCGCAATCGGCTTCGGCGTGATTTCGATGTGAGTACCATCGATCACACGGGTGATTGAGAAAGTAGCATCATCAGTCAGCACGTTCTTCGCCATCTGAGACAGGAATTTCACACCAGTGAAGCTGATTTTGTCGCCGCGCTTAAACCCGGTGGTGGAGGATACGGTCACCGTTGCAACACGGTTGTCGACGTTCTCTTTGTTACCATCGGTATCAAGAGTGTATGCCTGCGGCTTAAACTTCTGCGCACCAGAAACAGTTACACCAGTAGCGGTTGACTTGGTAACTGCCGGAAGTTTCGGTGAGCGAAGAATTTCATCAAAGCCAGCAATCTGACGCTGAATAGTACCGTTGCGATACGCTTCTTCAGGAACGCGCCCGAAGATGTCACCATCTACCAGGTTGCGGCCTGCTTTGCGGTAATCGTCAGGGTTCAGGAAGTAACTGATGCCCATATCGCGGTTTAGCTCACGGGAGAACATCAGGCGCTCTGCATCAGACACAAAATCCCAGCCAGACAGGCCAGTAGATGGACCAATTGCTCGGGTATCGTGAACAACAAGTGAGCCCATTTCAGTTGCCTGTTTGGCAATTGCTGACTCAATGTTATTCGCCAGTTTTTTAGCGGATGCCTGGATGCGGCGACGGTAAGAACGCTCATCACGCAGGTCATCTGCACGAAGCTCGAAGAAATCGTTATCCGGATCGCCCATGTTGCATTTCACGGAGAGTTCCAGAATCCCAGTTGCGTTGCCAGTTAAATCCCAGCCAGTCTGGGTTGGCGCTTCCTGCTCAACAGGCATCCACACGGTGTTGCTTGAACGCTGCATGGATTCTGCCGGAGGGGTGTATTTTGTCACTTTGGACGCCATTGGCGTCAGGTTCTGGACGGTTTCGATGATTTCATCCAGAGCATACGTGACCAGTTGACCTTCATTTAATGCCATTATCGAATTCCTTTATTCAGTTGCGCCTTGAGCTTGCGGTATGTCTCTACATCCCCTTTGTTTGCTGCTGCTTCCATCTGCTTTTCAATCGCAGAGATATTTGCAGCAACAGCGTGTCCCTGAATGGGTTCATCAGGTAACGGGGCTTCTGAAACAGGCTTGGCTCGAGGCTTGAGAGTTAAACGTTCTGACAGTCGAGTGAGTTCAATCAGCGCGGATTGCCCGTCCATCGCCAGCAACTGGCGTGTTTTTTCAGGATTAGCACCAAGGTGATACATGAGAGCAGCGGATTTCTCCGGGAAGAGGCGCATGATGTCGGCACCGACTGCTGGCGGCACCAGTTGCATGAATGCATCCTCTTTCTCCTGATAGTCAGGGATATTGAGCTTTTCCGCTGCGTCGTAGTGCTTACGGGCTGCCTCGACGTATTGAGCTGATTGCTGGGTGAACTCCTGAGTTTTGCGACCCTGCTCGGCGACAGCCTGGCTTCGTGCGTCCATAGCCTTGATCTGCCATTCACTGTTTGCCTGCTGGAAGGCAGCCAGTGCGCGGCTCTGATCATAGTCGTACTTAGCCAGTGCATCTTCGGAAAGATAATCGTTAGGGTCTGGTTGTTTTGGTAACTCAGGGTTCACCCGCAGGTGCTCCGGCAACTCTCCACGCTTAACCGCTTCCATCTGCTGCTCAAGCTCACGCTGGCGTTTGCGTTCGATGCGGCGACGGGCAAATTCAGCATTAGTTGCCGGGTCTTGTTTTGGTTTCTCATCGTCTTTCAGGACAATCTCGAAGCCTTCTTCCTGACCTGCGTTGTCGTTGGCATTATCGACAACTAAGCCATCAGCAGATGCCGCTGCATGATTGCCGGGTAGGGTTAATTCTTCAGAAGCCTGAATGTCGGTGGTTTGTTCCATGATTAACTCTCTCTTATTGAGGTGTCTCGGCTACTCCGCCGGAGGGGATTTGAACTTGACGCATAAGATTCGCGAAGTCCATGCGTTGTGAATGAGTCTGGTCTGCATCTTTAAGAAGCAGCTCAGCGTTAGCACGAGCATCTTTGCTGCGCTGTTGCTGGAATTGACCTACGAGCTTGAGGTACTCACGCAGTTCTGCCTGCTTGTCGAGGTCCATATTGTTGAAGATTTCTGCAATCTTCGCGGCGTTGAGTTGGTTTTGGGCTTCAACCTTGGCGGCTTCAACCTGAATCTGCGCCTGTTGGTTCTCTGCCTTGAGCAATTCAGCCTGACCTTGCAGAAGAATGCCCTGCGCCTGAATTTGCTCTGCTGATGGCTGCTGCGGCTGCTGTTGAGCCTGCTGTACCATCTCCATCTCTTCAGGTGTTTCTGGTTTCTTCAGCCCCATCATCACCAGTTGCTTGTTCGCGTACTCTCGCATCATCTCGACGCCTTTACCGTCAAGCAGCGTGAAGTATTGCAGCATCAGCATCTGGAACTCTGGAGTACCTTGCGGAACCTTGGTGAGTAACTCCTGAATCTCTGCGCGGTTCTGTTCCTTCATGCTCTGGAAGGATGGCCCAACGTCCGTATAGCACTCATAGCGACCGCGAATGTCGTTGAGTGTGACCACATTGCCGGACTGATAATCGACAACTTGCGCATAGAGTTGAACGTCTTTCTCGCTTCCATCTTCAAGTGTCAGCGTTACATGACGAGGAACGTCATAAATATCGTTGACCATTGAGGCATAAATCTCGCCATCACGTCGCATTGCGGTAGCCAGGTTATCCTGAAACACGTATGTCTCAAGATCTGCCCGCATGTTCAGTTGATTGACGGTATCGAAAGCGACCTGAGAGTTTGCCGCCTGCGCATCCACGCCAAGACTAGCCACCTCTTTCACTGCGTTGGTGGCAGCCTCAAGCATGTAAGCGTTGGCTTGCGGCACTTCAGGGTTTTCCATGTAGGAGATTGGACCAATCGGCAGGTCGTTACCGTTTTCATCGGTCCTGTTCTGCAGATAGTACGGATAGTCATCATTTCCACCGTACATGTATTCGTAGCCTTCGATTTGCTCAGGGAAGAAGGTAGGTTTCTTCTTCGGTGAACGAGCAACGATATCGGCGTTGAACGACATGATCATGTTACGAAGGCGTTGACCGTCTTTCGTCAGTCTTACCACGCCCTCGTAGCACTCCTTGTCACCAGCGAATGACCATTCACCATACACTGGAACGATTGGAATATGCTCTCCGGCTATCTTCTCGCGGTCTTTCAGTATCTGCGTGCAGGTGATGATCGACTTATACACACGCCGACGCTTCACCTTGCGCTCTGCTACCTTAATGAATCCACGATTAGCCAGGTCGTCGATGACGTCTTTGATATCCTGCTGGTAATAGCTGACCGGCTCACCTGTCAGCGGGTCGCGGTAGATGAAGACTCTCTCCTTCTTCTCTTCTACCTCGTAATACTCAGCGACGTAGACGACATCATTCGACACCCACGGGAATAGCCATGTATCGTTAGGATTCTGGAAAGATGGCAAGGTGTCAGGATCAATACCGTAATCCTCTGCGAACTCTTTCCAGCCATTGCGTGACAAAGCGTTAATCACCGTGCAGTGCTTAGCGTCGCTCTTATCCATCTGCTTGCTGTTGGCGTCCCATATGACGTGTGAGCAGGCTTCATGGATTGGCAGGCGTCGGATTACCTGATTGTTGCTTGTTGGGTCGTTGTCTTCGTACTGTGTGACCAGACGCCATGCACCAACGCCGGACTCTATCTGCTCACGAACGCCAACGTTAACGGCAATTTTTGCCGTGTTATGGCGCATATCAGTACGATACATTCCCATCAACACATCGGCAGCATCAGGATTAGCGCCGTCTTTTGGTCTGAAGAGAACGTCGATAGGGTTACGGCGCATCTCTGCGACCAGTTTCCTGACAACCGGGCGGACAACATCGAATTGTCCGCGATATTGCAGGGTGGTGTAGTTTGATAGCCAGTCATCCCATTGCGACACTCGGCTAAAATACAGGTCATTTGTCGCCTCGGTTCTGGCTTCATCGCTCGCCATCCAGTCCGCGTCAAACTTACACAGAATGGAATTGAGTCTGTTTTCGTCGGCCATTTAAGTTCTCCGTGCGATGGGCCTGATTGGGGCTGGTATCTTTTTCTCTTTTGGTTTTTTGATGTCGCGCATCATTTTGGCAAAGCGGCGCATCATGTATGCATAGCGAACGGCTGAGAGAACGTCGTCGTTAAGCTTGACGATTTTCCCGTTTTCATCACGGTGATAGAGGCGGAACTCCTCAAAGAATGGCTCACAGGTGTTGAATACTTTGAAGCGACCATCGAGCATCATGTCGCGCAATTCAGTGATGCCAGGCTCAACAGCATTACCGCCATCAGGCCATGTCGCATGCTCCTGTAACATCATAAATCCAGCGTCTGCATACTGCCCTTTGAGCTGCTCACCGCCGCCCTTCTCATGCTGGTTTCCGTCATGAGGCCATGCGGTTGGCACTTTATGCGCCCATGATTTAACGGCTCCCCACGCCTGAACGGCTGTTTTTTCTTTCGCCTTCCACACGCGTGAAACGTAGATTGTGTCTGCGTCTTTATCCCACCAAAGCTGAACATGCGCCTGCGGGTGATCCCATCCGAAATCCATCCCGCCAATTACGTAGAAGTGATCAGGACACTCGAACGGCTGACACTTAATCGTCTCTTCCGGTATCTGGAATATTCGCCCGCTACCCATCGTAGGAATACCGCGAGCACGCGCCTCTCTCTCATGCTCAGGATAGGATGCGATGATTTGCTCTTTCTGCTCGTCGGTGTAGTGCTCAGCGTCATAGATGGTCATGTTGACCACTTTCTGAGACTTGCTGGGATTCTTCAGGAACTTGGTAACAACGTCAGACATCCCCATCAGCGGGGTAAACGTCAGAATTGAGAATTGCCCGTATTTGTTGGTACGGGTAAGCCCTTCGCCATAAATGCTGTATGGTGGCTCTTCGTCAAACCACACACCGTGGATTGTGTCACCCTGCCATCGAGCACGGCCTTGCGAGTATGGTTTGAAGTAACAGATTGAAATGCCATCTTCAACGCCATCAGCCGTGTGATGCTTAACCAGAAGGTGATCAACAAGGTTCGGAAAGAAAGGAGACTTCTTCCAGCTAATGATGTCTTCTTTCGGTATGGAACCGTAGCCAGGTTCACCATTCTCTTCGATACGACCGCACAGGATGCGTTGAGTCGTTTTGGTTACAGTCTCGTTTGTCTCGCCACCAATCCAGAAGACAACAGGCTCATAGAAACGCTTACCTTTCCACTCCCCGCCATATTTACCATCAGCCGGATAGCCTTTTGTTCCCGGATAACGCCCAGTAAGGTGAAACGCGACTTCAGCAGCACCAGTAAATGACTTACCAAGCTGGTTACCAGCCATAAAACATCGCTCTGGATAGTCATGTCCGGCGTCGATGAACTCACGCTGTTTGCTGTATGGCGTAAATTCATATAGCAGGTGTGTGTTCCGGTAGTTCTCTTCTTCTTCGAGTAGCTCGAGCAACTCGATTTGCTCTTCGTCGCTCAGGTTATCAAGAATCGCGTCCAGTTCCACGGTTGAATAGCTCCTTGATACGAGAGCGTCGCTTATCGCGATCTCCCTTATCAGGTGTCACGTCTTCAACTTGCGACTGCTCTTTGAGGCCCAAATCACGGGCGATGATGTTAGCGTTGAGAAGGTCAGCGGCTGCGCCAGAGAATTTCTGATCGTAGATGACCTGCTCTGCTCGCGTAACGACTTCAGATAAATCTTCTCTCAGGCGATATGTGCGCCATGTTTCAAGCGTCACATCAATGAACAGAGTGAGGCCGGTAATGGTCATCGCTCGCATCTTGGCGATAGGCTCTTGTATCACTTCACCCTGATACGAGAACGCCTTCATCTCCCATAGCGGGTTAGCTTCCACCCACTCGAAGTATTCACAACAAGCAGCCCACAGCGCCTCAGGCGATTCGAATTTAGGATTTCGCCCATGACTACTGCGGGCCTCCCAAAATCGGTTGCCCTTTGGTGCTGCCATATTCATCTCACTTAGTTGTTATTTCAGGTTGAGCATCATGCTCCGGTAGTGAACAGGTCTAACGCTTCCTTCGATTTACACACCGCTTCGATAGTTCTGGTCGTGATATCTGAATTAGCGCCACCTGACTGGAAGTGAATTTTGAATAGCTCAAGCTTCAGTTCGTCAGTGCCAATGAACTGAAATGCTTCCTCTGCGGCTGCGTTCTGGTTCATGACCAGTTTGTAAATCTCTAACTGGAATTTCTGTTCTTCAGTCATGGGAATAATCTCTGCCATTGTTGGCTCCGTTTATCCGTTAAAAGGGATATCAGTTAAGTTATCCCGTGTAGGGTATAAGCTATTGTCGAGACCACTCATTGAATGGTCTCTGCAATAACCGATGTCTTTCCATCAGTCCGCCACCACAAAGAATCTTTTTTGCCATAAGGCAGGAGGTTCATCTTTCAGTGGCTGCCAGTGTTATTTCCCCACTTACTGGCTTGGGTTGTTTCTCTGTACTGCCGTAACTGGTTGCCCAGAATAAATTCCGGTTTCATTATCAAGCCCACCCGTAGATGAGCTTTGTAATGACTACAGTAACGGACTGCACAATGCGCCTGTATTTCGAGGATGACGTCCAAATACGTTAATCTTCTCGCGAACGCTCTCACTACACATTCGCTCTACAATTCGCCAAACAGCCTTTTCAGGTAAAAATTTCGGCGCTAGTGCTGAAATAGCACGCCACAGACCCCGACTAAGCGAGCACGCTGTGCTACCGAAACTAAAGATGGCGATCGAAATAGACGTGATAAACGCCCAGCAACCAGAGAGAAAAGTTGAGATGCGGTGATAAAGCTTAGTCATGTATTGCTCCTGTTTTTTTGTTTTTCATCGCCCGATCATTTCAGGCATTGCGTCCTGATGTACTCCTGCAGGTAGTTAACCTGCGCGGTTATCCTGTCGATTCCACTTCGGAGACGGTAATAATTGAGTTCAGCATCTGCTGTAAGTCTTGGGCTTTCTCCATCGCCCATGCTGCTGGCTCCGGTCGTTGACTTTGCACAGGTGGCGGCGACTTGCAGGCGCTTACGACCAGCAGAAACATCAGCACGGAGACTTTCGATAGTCGCGTTAGCATCAGCAAGCTCCTTTGTGTATCTGGCGTCGAGTTCTGCTACATCACGTTGACGCTTCTGCATGTCAGCGATGATGTACGTGGCTTTATCGCGCTGCTCTTTGTAGGCGATTGCGTTATCACGGTAATGATTAACAGCCCATGACAGGCAGACGATGATGCAGATAACCAGAGCGGAGATAATCGCGGTTACTCTGCTCATACCTCAATCTCTCTGACCGTTCCGCCTGCTTCTTTGAATTTTGCAATCAGGCTGTCAGCCTTATGCTCGAACTGACCATAACCAGCGCCAGGCAGTGAAGCCCAGATATTACTGCAACGGTCGATTGCCTGACGAATATCACCGCGGTCAATCATCGGTAAAGCGCCACGCTCTTTAATCTGTTGCAGTGCCACAGCGTCCTGGCTTTTCGGAGAGAAGTCTTTCAGGCCAAGCTGCTTGCGGTAGGCATCCCACCAACGGGAAAGAAGCTGGTAACGTCCGGCGGCTGTTGATTTGAGTTTTGGGTTTAGCGTGACAAGTTTGCGAGGGTGATCTGAGTAATCAGTGAATAGCTCTCCGCCTACAATGACGTCATAACCATGATTTCTGGTTTTCTGTCGTCCGTTATCAGTTCCCTCTGACCACGCCAGCATATCGAGGAACGCCTTACGTTGATTATTGATTTCCACCATCTTCTACTCCGGCTTTTTTAGCAGCGAAGCGTTTGATAAGCGAACCAATCGAGTCAGTACCGATGTAGCCGATGAACACGCTCGTTATATAAGCGAGATTGCTACTTAGTCCGGCGAAGTCGAGAAGGTCACGAATGAACCAGGCGATAATGGCGCACATCGTTGCGTCGATTACTGTTTTTGTAAACGCACCGCCATTATATCTGCCGCGAAGGTACGCCATTGCAAACGCAAGGATTGCCCCGATGCCTTGTTCCTTTGCCGCGAGAATAGCGGCTAACAGGTCATGTTTTTCTGGCATCTTCATGTCTTACCCCCAATAAGGGGATTTGCTCTATTTAATTAGGAATAAGGTCGATTACTGATAGAACAAATCCAGGCTACTGTGTTTAGTAATCAGATTTGTTCGTGACCGATATGCACGGGCAAAACGGCAGGAAGTTGTTAGCGCAACCTCATGCCACCCGCTTTCACGAAGCCAGCCATTGCGCTGGTTTTCTTTTATGCAAAGCACACCGCACCGTAGCCACAGCGGATAAGGTGATTATTTTGGTCTGTCTGGTATTTGGTTTGATGCGCTTTCAGAAAGGTCGTGCTTAAAACGCAAAAAGCCCCGAGCTATTAACTCAGGGCTTTATTTAACGAGTGCATTTATCCATCGTTGAGTCAAATTTACCCAACTTTATTCAAAAAGTCAATATTATGCCGTTAATTTGTTGCCATCCGTGGCAATCATGCTGCTAACGTGTGACCGCATTCAAAATGTTGTCTGCGATTGACTCTTCTTTGTGGCATTGCACCACCAGAGCGTCATACAGCGGCTTAACAGTGCGTGACCAGGTGGGTTGGGTAAGATTTGGGATTAGCATCGTCACAGCGCGATATGCGGCGCTTGCTGGCATCCTTGAATAGCCGACACCTTTGCATCTTCCGCATTCTTTCTCAACAACTCTCCCCCACTGCTCTGTTTTTGCTATATCAACCGCACGGCCTGTACCGTGACAATCTCTGCATCTTGCGCCCGGCGTCGCGGCACTACGGCAATAATCCGCATAAGCGAATGTTGCGAGCACTTGCAGTACCTTTGCCTTAGTATTTCCTTCAAGCTTTGCCACACCACGGTATTTCCCCGATACCTTGTGTGCAAATTGCATCAGATAGTTGATAGCCTTTTGTTTGTCGTTCTGGCTGAGTTCATGCTTACCGCAGAATGCAGCCATTCCGAATCCGGCTTGTGATTGCGCCATCCCCATAGCAGCCATCACATCAGTACCGGAAAGAGAGTCAGAAGCCGTGGCCCGTGGTGAGTCGCTCATCATCGGGCTTTTTGGCGAATGAAATTTAGCTACGCTTTCGAGTCTCATCGTCTTCCCCTCTTGCCCTGTTTGACCATCAGGACGCCGTTAACTATTACATGACGCTCGCCTTTGCTGTCTCGGTTGTACTTGAGCACTGTTCCTCTTGCGCAGGAAAGCATCCTTGCCACTTCAGTCTGATTGCCTCGTGTCTGGATAAGAAGCTCTGGTATCGTTTGAATTGTGGCGTTCATGCGTTCTCCAGTTCGGTGATTTTTATTCCAAGCCTTCCGCCTGGTACTTTCACGCCACGAATTACGCGAATGTCATCGAATTGCTCGTCGTCTTCCGCAAATCCGGCGTGGATAAGGGAGTCGAGTAAACCTTTCAGGATGTTGTCGAGGTCGCGGCGGCGGGAGTCTGGAACGTCTGCGATGACTTTGATGCGGAGTCGTGATTTGGTGAAAATGTCTAACTTAAGTTGGCGGATGATTTGCTGAACGTCTTTTCGGTATTTCTGGCCTTTATCGCTGATGTAGTATTGGCTTCCCCGTCTTCGCCAGTAGGTGTTCACCGACGGCGGGTATGGAAGCACAAACTGATATTCGCTCATGACTTAATCTTCCCCTCCTTCAGCAGTATCGCCTGCGTCCTGATCACGCCTTCGAGGTGGTAAAGTCTGGCGTCTTTGTTGTCGAGATTATGGGTGCGTCGGTCGATCTCCGCGTGGCAGTCACTACAAGCCCATGCACCGATCAGGTCGTCAGGCTTCATTCCCGTTCCGCAAATTCCAGCCATCCGGTAATGTGCCAGAACTGTAGTTTCAGGATTACCATTGCATACGCCGTAAATACGTACCTGGCATTCTCTGTTGCGCGCTTCTTTGCGTAGGTTAGCCATTAAGCAGCCTCCCCGGTTACTTTCAGCATTCCGTTATCGAGCAGCTTTCTGGTCAGCCACTGTTGACCACGCCCGGTGATTTTTGTGGTGAACGATATCTGTATTCCGTGATTTGTGTTGACCGCTGTTTCTTTCACTGCGAAATAGCCGCGATCCATATATTCCTGCATTGGCACATTGCGCCGGGAACCTGAAGCAATAAGGATTTTGTGATCGCGCATCCACGCAAACAGTTTGTTTGGACCAATTCCAACAACCTTTGCAAAGTTTCCAATCAAAATTCCGCTGGCCTCGCCAACGCGATCGGCAAACTCAACTTTAGGTGCGGCAATTGCGAGCTGGTTTTCCAGTTGCATTTTCTGCTCAGCAAGGTCAGCAGCAAGGCGCAACGCTTCCGGTAGCGTTTTGGGGATATTAACCGCAGCTTCTTCAAGCTCTCGCCAACGGTCAACAAGGCGAGCGGTGAACTCTGGCGACAACTGGGCAACAACGACAATACTGTCTCGCTTACCTTGTTCGCCCTCGAAGACGTAATGCTCGTACTGAACATTGAACCCTAAGTTATTGATTCTTTCGGAAACCTCAATTTGAGGAAGCCGGATAACACCATTTTTAGCCAGCGTTTCGATGGTACGTTTCACATTGTCATGACGCTTACCCACCAACTCAGCGATTTCAATGCTTGTCATTTTGATGGCATTGCCATTTATTAACTCATTCATCGTCTTCTTCCTCGTACATTGAGCTATTCGGATCGCTCATCAGTTCTGCGCAGCAGTGCTCACACACGTGAACTTCCAGCACATGCAGCTTCTGACCGCAGTTAGCGCACGTTAAAGCCCGCTCGACGCTTTGTTGTTCGTAACTTCGATTTGGGTCAATCACCTTGTTTTCCTCGCACGATGTCTTAGCCACCGGATATCCCACAGGTGAGCCGTGTAATTGAAGGTTTTTACGTCAGATTCTTTTGGTATTGGCTTGCGTTTATTTCTGGAGCGTTTCGTTGGAAGGTATTTGCAGTTTTCGCAGATGATGTCGGTGATGCTTCGTCGCTGTCGTCTCATTCTGCCCTCCTGACGCCCTGCCCGATCGCCATCAATGCCGCTTTGGATACGGTAGTAAACATCCGTCGAGGACTGATGAACGGTCGCCAAATCAGCAGCATGGAGCCTTTGCTGTTTCCCTTCTTCTCCAGCCCTGTCGATGGTTCGATAAAATTAATCCGTCCATCAGTGATAATGCGAACTTCGTCGACACTCTCCAGAGCCTTGCTGAACCATCCGACTGACATATCCTCTGGCACAAGCATCACTACCGTCTGTCGCTGTTGTATGCACTGCTCAGCGGCTTTTTCCACCCACGGCCTGATATTGCTGTACGGTGGGTTATTCCAGATTGCACCGTGGCTTACCCACTCAGAATTGAGCGCGTCGTCGGCCTCAGTTAACCAGTGAGCGCACAGAGCATTTTTGTCGCTCGCTGCCGAATCCAGCCAGAATCCAAACTCAATATCCAGTGCATCAAAAAGCCAAAGCGGCGTTTGCCAGCAGTCCTTGTCGTGTGCTGGCGTATTTGATTTGATAGTCATGCAGCCTTCCCTTTTCGTTGTGACCATTCATACTCTCGCCGGGAGTCATCACTCCACCGCACGTTGCGCTCTGATCCGAACCAGAACATGATTTCGATAAGCTCAGTCATGCTGGCCTTTCGCATTTTGCTGGTACGCACGCCAAGCATGACAACGCCACCGTCGATACCAGGCACACTTCGTTGCTCCAGTTTTTTGGTCTTAAGCCACAGGGCAGTGAACAGGTCTTTCCAGTCTTCCGGCGCCAGCCGTTGACCATGCCATAGCACCTGACGCGAAACATCGTTCAGCATCGGCCACATACGGTCATTCTGCGCTTTGCTGCGTTTGGGTTCTCTAACGTGGACTTCGTGAGGTGACTTGTCGTCGATGGGGAGTGAGAGAATGGCGTCTATGGCGTTATTTCTGATTGCTTCGTTGCGAAGTATGTATATTTGCTTCATCGAAATTCTTCTCTTTAATTCCAGCGGCTCTGATAGCTTTCATCACTGCAATTACCGTTTTGTCCTTCCCATCCTCATGCCCCATCGCATAAGCACCTTCTTCACCATCTTTCCAAAAGTCGTCATTCGATTCGGGCCAGTCGATATCCAGTTCAATAGCTGATCGCGATGCCTGCCACGTTTGCCAGTGGCCTTGAACATCGTCCATCACGTATTGACCACCAATATCACCACTGCCAATTTCATGGTGATTTTCAGGGTAACGGATAAGGTCTGAAGATTCGCCCCCACGTCGCAACCAACTTTCTTCAAACTGCTTTCTTGATTCGTCCATCGATACTTATCCTCAGTTCAACTCACAAAACGCCACGCCATTTTTGCAACAGCGACAGGCGCAACACCGATAATCACCCACATGAGAGTGCTACCGAAAAGCACACCCACCATGTCTTTACCTTCACCTACCAACCGGATAAAACTGCTGGCAATCACAATGAACGTCACCACCATCCACGACGCACCGAGAAGCCTCAATGCAGAGAAAATTAACTCAACCACGATTTACTCTCCCCCAAATAAAAAGGCCTGCGATTACCAGCAGGCCTGTTACAAGCTCAGTGATGTAGATGGTCATCAGAATCCTCCTTTCTTCTTGGATTGCGGTTCCTCGCGTTCACGGCGGCGCATTTCAGCAGACTGTTGGTCTGTGTCATAAATAGCGCCATTTGCCTGAATGCAATACACCGTGCCGGTATTGCCATGACGATTGAGACGAAGGATTAGTTCAGTTTCACCAGGTGGAACACTGTCATCAAAAGCGCCTTCACGATGGATCCCCACCCAATAATCGCAATCCTGTTCAATCTGCCCTGTATCTCGTGAGTCACTTGGTAATGGGCGTTTATTGGTTCGGCTTTCCAGAGCGCGATTAAGCTGCGTCAGAAGCACAACAACGCAATCAAGCTCTTTGGCAAGGTTCTTCAGTCCTTTGGTGATCATGCCGTAAGCAAGGTCGTTACGATCGGCCTTTTCAGCGGTCATTAGCGTCAGGTAATCGACCAGAATCATGCCAACGCATCCTTTTTCTCGTTTGATTCGACGGCTTTCGCTGACGATTTGAGCCAGAGATAATCCCGGCGTGTCGTCGATGTAAAGCAGGTCGATTTCACTCAAGCGATTGGCTGTTTCGATCGCCCTGTTGAAGTCACCATCGTAATCACCCTGATAGCCGTCATCAGCGTCATTTGTCGCCGGAAGGTAAAAAATATTCGGGTTAACACCTGACTTCTGTCCCACCAGTTTTTCCAGTATCTGGTCGCCTGGCATTTCAAGGCTGAACATCAGAGCGGGCTTTTTCTCATGCACTGCGCAGTTTATTGCCATCTGGCTGTATAGCGTCGTTTTCCCCATCTTAGGGCGAGCGCCAATGACAAACAGAGAGCCTTTCACCAGACCTTTCGGTGACAGCATCCTGTCCAGCGATGGGATCCCTGTGCTCATTCCCCGTTGTTCGCCTGATGGGTCAAATCGCTTCTCAAGGTCGCTAACCCAGTCTTCCATGACCTCACCAAATGAACGAAGGCCGCGACGCGATCCGGTTTTTGCATGGTCTGTCAGTTGCGTAAAAATCGCCTGAATAGCTTCGTACTTCTGCGTCGCAGTCATTCCGTTGCGGGAATAGAGCAATTCCGTCGCTTCAGTCATGCGGTTGATGGCGTAGCGTTCCATTGCGGTTTCACGAACCTGCATTGCATAGGCAACGATGTTTGCTGCGCTTGGCGTGTTCTTTGCGATCTCAGCGATATAAGCAAAACCGCCAACAGACGCCGTTAACGATTTACGCTCCAGCTCATCGAAAAGCGTCAGGCCATCTACTGGCTTTTGCTCCCGGTGCATTCTGGTTATTTCTTCGAAAAGAATTTTGTGTGGTCGGCTGTAAAATGAATCGGGCTTCAGCATCGCCAGAACTTTCTGGACGCGCTCACTGCTGTCATCATCCAGAAGCAATCCACCAATCACCGCCTGCTCTGCCTCGATGCTATGGGGCGGCGCATAAAAATTATCGGTCATCGTGTTCACCCTCACGAACTTTCAGGTAGGTATTGTCGTTAAGCAGGAAATCAAATCCCTTTTTGTGCCAGACGGTTCCGCGTTGATGGTTTGGGCGTTCTTCGAACATCCATCGGCAATTTTCGCCTACGTAGCTCAAATAATTTCTCCAGTCCTGCATCGTGAACCCATGCCCGTCAAGCTGGCGGGTTATCACTCCGGCTTTGCGCCAGAACGTTCGGATCTGGTTTTTACGCTTGTCATTCAGTGCGCGGATTCTTGGCGCTTCAGGAAGGATTTCGTGGTAAGCATCGACAACATCCTGACAGCTGACGGGAGGTTTTTTCTTGTCAGACTTTTTGTTTGCTGTGGCACTCTCTAATACGTCAGTATTAGAGATAATATTATTATATTCTTTATCTGTGGTAATTTGCTGGTAATCTGCTGGTACAGTATTGCTTACAGGCATTGGTATTGCTGGCTTTGAGGTGGTAATTTGCTGGTAATCTGCTGGTACAAAATTTGACTGATAATCGTCATATTTCTCTACCGAGAAAACTGAGAATTTACCGTGTGAAACCCAGTCAATCATGCCGAGTTTTTTGAACTTTCTAAGCAGGTACTGAACGCGATCTGGTTTGAGTCCTGTTTCAAACGCCAGAGAGTTTCTACCGCCAAGTAGCTTCCCTCTGCCTACCAGAATTTCTCCTGCGTCAGTCATTACATACTCAGGCGTATGCTTTGCTTTGAGGATTAAGTGAACCCACAGATGCGCTGCTTCTGCGTCCTTGTAAAACGGCACATCCATAATTTTACGGTGCAGCAAGGCATACCCCTTACCGCTGCTTTGATGCGGTTGTTGTAGCCTTCTGGCCTCTCTGGCTTCGGCTAGATTAGATATGTTACTCATGACCTTTCTCCTTCTGCATCAGCTTCACTTTTTCCAACTCAGCCCGGAATCGACCAGGCTGCTTGAAGCTGGACAGGAAGCGATCACGTAGTATGTGTTTGTGAATTTTGTCCTGGTAAGGACTGAGTTGTTTTGTCATAATTACTCCTGTGGATTGATCCAGTAATTCCCTCAGAATTGCATATCAATTTGCTTAAAATCCTCGGTGGCAGCCGGGGATTTTTTCTTTGTGATTTCATCAAGCGCATACTTAAAAGCCCTGCTAATCGGACTGATGTCTGATGCCATTCCGAAAGCACACAAGACCGAAGCAATAAATCTCCAGTCCGTTCTGCTTATCTTCGATTCATGACAGCCAATCATCTTTGCCAGACCGCGCTGGGTAAGCGTTGACAGGTTGATGAGTAAATCTGTTTCTGCGCGATCAACGTCGCGCTGTGATAGTTTGCTGTAACTTGTTTGTTCCATTTCTTAAGATTTCCAGTAGTGAATAGTTAGTTGAAAGGTATGCGTGGAAACGCATATGGCCTTAGTTGGTCAGATATCTTGGAACTCGCTTTTCAGCGACGTAGGACGAATGTCCGTTGTTACAAAGAGCGGATCCGCTTATTAAGCGGCTTTGTGTTCCGGCGGGAACACGTCATCAAGACTGACTTTTGCGCCTAACTTGTTTAGGCACGCAACAAGAGCACGGCATGTTTTAAGGTCTGGGAAGCGACGACCAGATTCCCAATGTCCGATAGCTCCCTGTGTGCATCCAACTGCCTTAGCAAGTGTTGTTTGAGAGATATTCAGTGACTCTCGATATTTTCGTAGGTTGCTCATATGCCCTCCATAGTAACCATAACGCAATAATACGATATGTACTTTTAGAATGCAAACAAAAAATACATCTTGTGCATGGATGATTTTAGTACAGAGCGTAATAATAAGGGTATGAAAATGAAATGGTATGAACTGGCTAGATCCAGAATGAAAGAGCTCGGCATAACTCAAGAGAAGTTAGCCGAAGAGCTTGGTATGACGCAGGGTGGAATTGGTCACTGGTTGCGCGGATCTCGTCATCCATCTCTTGACGAGATTGGTGTGGTGTTTAAATACCTTGGTATTGATAACGTCTCATTCAACCACGACGGTACATTTTCACCTGTTGGCGAATACTCATCTGCCCCCGTTAAAAAACAATATGAGTACCCTGTTTTTTCTCATGTTCAGGCCGGTATGTTCTCGCCTGAGCTTAGAACCTTTACCAAAGGTGATGCGGAGAGATGGGTCAGCACAACCAAAAAAGCCAGTGATTGTGCGTTTTGGCTTGAAGTTGAAGGTAATTCCATGACCGCGCCAACAGGATCCAAGCCAAGCTTTCCTGACGGGATGTTAATTCTCGTTGACCCTGAGCAGGCTGTTGAGCCAGGTGATTTCTGCATAGCCAGACTTGGTGGTGACGAGTTTACCTTCAAGAAACTGATCAGGGATAGCGGTCAGGTGTTCCTACAACCACTAAACCCGCAATATCCAATGATTCCATGCAATGATAGCTGTTCCGTAGTAGGGAAAGTTATCGCCAGCCAGTGGCCTGAAGAGACATTTAGTTAACAGCCTCACCACTCTAAAACACACAACAATAACCCGACCTTAGCGTCGGGTTTTCTTTTTCCAAAATATAAACCCATTAAATACAAAGCGTTATAAAAAACTAAACCATATTTAGAACATTTTGTATTGACTCAGTAAAGTACACATCGTACTATTTAGCCATCAGCAGGAAGCTGGAAGCCAAACGGAACAGACTGGCAGGCTCTTTAAACAACGTCGAACACTCGACTACGTGGCTGAAAAGCCAGATCACCCAACCACATAAGCTGTGGGATGCAATGCCGAAGCAACCGTCTCAGGAGGGGCTTCGAGATTGCATCGCCAAAGTTTATTCGGGAGGAATCTATGTCCAGAAAAACAGAATTTAAAGGAACCGCAGCTTCTCGCCGTAGAGCTCGTCGTGCAAATCTGCAAAGTCAGGAGGCGATCAGCTCCGGCAAGCTACACAGGCCAACCCCTTCACGAGTGGTCTTGCAATGCAAGCGCAAACCAGCAATGAGAGCAGAAGTGATAACTCTGACAACGTTGACCAGAAAATATGAAGGTTCAACTTGTCTTCCGAACGTAGCCATTTACGCGGCAGGCTACCGGAAATCAAAACAACTGACGGCGAGATGACTTGTGTTGGTCGCCAGAAAATGAAATTAGGCAGCAAACCACTTATTTGAGGTGAGATATGGAAGAAGAATTTGAAGAGTTCGAAGAGCATCCGCAGGATGTGATGGAACAATACCAGGACTATCCGTATGACTACGACTATTGATAAAAATCAATGGTGTGGACAATTCAAGCGATGCAATGGATGCAAGCTGCAATCGGAATGCATGGTTAAGCCTGAAGAAATGTTTCCTGTAATGGAAGATGGGAAATATGTCGATAAATGGGCAATACGAACGACGGCAATGATTGCCAGAGAACTTGGTAAACAGAACTACAAGGCTGCCTGATGGTGGCCTTTATTTTTGTCCGTAAATAATTTCATGCTTATTACAATCAAGGTGATATATGGAAGAACAAGCAAACAAGATTCTCGTAGAACTACTGCAAAAAGCCAGCAATGGAATAGATGCTGCTGTTTCATTTAGCCAAGCACAGATTCCTGATGTTGTTCATCAGTTGCTGCTATGGAATATGGTTGACAGTCTGATTAAAACATTAATAGCCATTCTAACAATCCCACTGGTTTTCTGGTTTATGAAGAAGCAGTGCCAAAGAGTTGAGACAGGTAAAATCGGTGATGAAGGATACTCATGGGAGAGGGGAAATCCCAAATACAGGCCGACAATGGTTTGGGATAGCAAAGGAGATGTTAACCTTCTTATCATGCCATTGGTTGGAGTTTTGACTCTGTGGGGGATTTTTATTATTGGTGTAGTAACCAATATGACTTGGTTAAAAATTTGGCTGGCCCCAAAACTTTACCTTATCGAATATGCAGCATCATTGGTTAAGTAATTTCAGGCCGCATAATCGTCCTTTATTTTTGGCATAAACAACAGAATAAACACTGCACTGTGTATTCATTCCAACGAGTTAATGCACGGAGCAATGTCGCTCGTAACTAAACAGGAGTAGACTTGTTCTGATTATTGGAAATCTTCTTTGCCCTCCAGTATGAGGGCCTTTTTATATGCATACCAATAACGCTTCACTCGAGGCGTTTTCGTTATGCAATCAAATATAAGGAGTTACCCATGATGCACTTTCAGCTCGCGGGTAGCGGCGTCATGTCCGCTTTCTACCCGCACGAATCTGAATTATCACGCCGAGTTAAACAATTAATCAGAGCAGCAAAGAAACAACTGGAGGCGTTATGCGCAATGAAATAGCCATTAATCACCAGATGCTTCGTGCGGCACAAAACAAAGCAGTAATAGCCAGATTTATTGGTGATTCCAAAATGTGGCTTGAAGCAAATAAAGAGATGAAATCAGCTATCAACCTTCCGTGGTATCGCAGGAAATGAGTTTTACAGATAACTGGTCAGACGAAGAATTCATTCGTCAGATGAACAAAATGCTCAATCAGCACAAAGAACAGGAGAAAGATGATGATTCTGACTCTGAATGATAAGCGTGAAATATCGCAAATCATCGCAAGTTTTACTGATGAAGATTACGAACGAATCAACAGTGAAGTTGATCGCCTCTGCAAACGTTGTGACCCAATAAGCGAAATGCTTCGCTCATATAAGCCAGATGAACACACTAAGGACGCTATCGACTGGCTGGAAGATGATGACTGTGACTATCAGGAAAAAGCCGCTGAATGGTTCTGGGATGCAATAACCAAAAGAGTTAAGGCTGAATATGCCTTCGCAATATTCAAACGCAGACACATTTTTGGAGAAGCAGCATGAGCAATATCGTTGAATTCGTTAAACAGCAAGAGCAGTTATTCTGCGGAGCATTGACTGAACAGACGGTGACATGGGCTAAGGAAAGCCAGTTTGCAATTCAGTATTTCCAGAAAAATGATTACCTGGCTAAAACAGCACTGGCAAATCCAACCAGCGCACAGAACGCCATCATCAATGTTGCGGCGATCGGCATCACCTTAAACCCGGCTAGCAAACTGGCTTATCTGGTTCCGCGCGACGGCATGGTGTGCCTTGATATCAGTTATATGGGATTGCTCCATATTGCAATGGAGTCTGGTGTTATCTCATGGGGTCAGGCAAAACTTGTTCATGCTAACGATACCTATGAGTCAAACGGGCTTGATAAAGCACCAACCCATAAATACAACGCCTTCGGTGATCGTGGTGATATCGTTGGCGTTTACTGCACAGTTAAGACGCCAGCAGGTGATTATCTAACGGAAGAGATGAGTCTGGCTGAAATTGAGGCTGTAAGGAAAACAAGCAAGGCGGCATTCAGAGATAAAGGACCATGGGTAAATCACTGGAATGAGATGGCGCGAAAGACGGTCGTAAAGCGTGCAAGCAAGTATTGGCCTAAGGCATCACGTCTTGATAGTGCTATTCACGTACTAAACGAAGAAGAAGGTGTATGGACTGAACCAGTTATGCCGCACAAATCAGAGGAAGATATCCGCGAAGATGAACGGAAACGCCAGCAGGAAATTATGGAAAAAGCTCAACTTCTTTGTGATGAAATGGCTCAGGCAGAAAACATGGATGATTTGAAACGATATTTTGCAGAAGCATATCGCCTGACATCTGGAATGAAATTGCAGCAGAACGTACAAGCCATTTACATAGAATGCAAAGCGAAACTGGAGGTTGCCAGTGAGCAAACTGTATGAAATAGCCAATGAATACGCAAAGCTGATGGATTCAGATTTAGAGCCAGAGATGATTGCTGACACAATAGAAGGAATGGAAGGAGAATTTACCGATAAAATAGAGCAACTTCTTGCCATTATTAAAAATGAATCTGGTTATGCTGAACGCCTCAAGGACGAGGCAAAGTCACTAAATGAGAGAGCCGCAGTAATTCAAAATAAGATTGACAGCATTATGGCGTATATAGCGTCATCGCTTGAAATGGTTGGCAAGAAAAAGATTCGAGCAGGTATTCACCAGGTAACAATTCGCAAACCGTCAGAAATTGTAGAAATAATCGACTCAAGCGCCCTTCCTCCTGAATACGTTGAGTTTGAAACGACAATTAAAGCCGACAAACTGGCAATCAAACACCAGCTAAAAGCAGGAATAAATATCCCCGGCGCTCAACTCAAAGTTGGGAAACCTTCACTTCTTATCAAATAACGGTATCGCCTATGAAAAAGACTCCATGGGAGAAATGGGAAGTCGATTTCTTGCGCGAAGTGGCGGCGACAATGCCAGTTGAAGTTATCGCTGAAAAACTGGAAAGGACTGAAAAAGCAGTTATGGCGAAAGCAACAAGGATTGGCGCTGACATTGTTAGCCGACTTCGTGGAAGACGCTGGACAAGAGCCGAAGTATCACTTTTCGGTAAGTTCTCCGCAGAAGAAATAGCAATTGCAACCTGCCGCTCAATTTATTCAGTAAGAGCTATGCGATACAAGCTAAAAAAACTCAATGAAGAAAGAGCAGGCATACGAATAAATTAACATGGAGTAATTAACAATGAAGCTAAACATCGACCTTGGAAAATACGTTATTACCGGAACCAAACACGACCTGATTCTTAGCGAAAGAGGAATTATCAAAGAAGGTGAGAATGCAGGGAAAGAAACACTAAGCCGTATCGGTTATTACAGCAAGTTTGAGCATCTGGTTAAAGAGTTATGCAACCGTGAAATTCTGTTATCTCAAGCGCGGACGCTACAGGATATTCAGCAGCATATCGAGACTTTAGGTGTGTCACTTAGCATGGCCGTTGACCAGTTCGTGGAGAGTAAATCATGAGAGGACTTGCATACAATCCCGGCATTCTTCCGGCAGAAATGATTATTAGCCAACGCGTAAAGCCAATGCCATCGAGAGAGGAATTGCTTAAGAGAAATTCTTTTCCATCAGTGAATCAAAACAAATATCTGAATGCGATGTGGCGCAAAGGAGGCAACCAGTGAGTAACCGTTTTTACATGATGTGCTTGCGTGAAACTGTGGGTAATAACGCCTCATTCCATTGCCATAACGGCAATGGTTACAGTTCTGATATCGATCGAGCACATGTTTACACGCAGGAAGAAGCCCAAAAAGCCTGGAATTGTGGTCGAGATATCGATCAGCCTGTTTGCGCTGATAGCGTGGATGCAATGGCTGTGTGGCACGTTGATTGCCAGTACATCCCTACAGAAAGCCTGATTGAGTCAGATTGCACTGCGTATGTGGCCTACAAAAAAGGTTGCTGGAATGGCAACGATGTTTACTGGCTTCAACACGGTGGATTGCCAACCGATGACTTCAGTAAAGCAACCATCTTTAGCGTCGCCAACAAAAACGAACCAGGAATAGTTTGGTTGCCATTTTCCATTGCCGGTGCAGCAAAGCGGCGGACGTTCAATATCAATAATTTTAACCGCAGAACAATGGTTCAGGGCGCAGGTTTGATCATGCCTGACTGGTTGAAAAAGCAAAACAGAAGAAAGAAGTCACGAAGCGGGAAGGTGCGCTGGAATTGTCCGCATTGCGGAAAAATCACCTGGCAGTACAGCCCATATGATTTTGAAGGCTGTAGTGATTACAACTGTGAAGGATGGCGAGAATGACAATTGACTATCAGGTACTGCGTGAGGCGGCAGAAAAGGCAACACCAGACGAATGGGTCGCATTTATTTCGACGGATACTGGTACTTATGCGGTGCACACGCCCGGTGATGAACGATGTGAAGACGTTATCAAATGGACAGGCTTTGATGGACAGAAAAATGCAGAGAACAACGCTCGTCATGTTGCCGCGTTCAACCCAAAGGTTGCACTGGAGCTGCTTGGTGAAATTAAGTGCTTGGAGGACACAAATATTGATGCCACGTGCCGAATTTCAGAGCTTGAGACTAATCTCGCTGCGCTGGTGGCAGAGAACGCTGGGCTGAAACACGCAATGGCCGTAACTCTTGAGCATGTGTCGGTCACGGATGCAGGGCAGGCCGGAGTTGCTGCAATGATTATCAACGATGCCCTGCACCACAGCGAAACTCCAGCTACCGATGCTTTTCTAGCTGAAGTGAAGACTGAAGCACGCAAGGAAGGCGCTTATTTTGTGGCGAACAGAATGCTGGCTGCCTGGGAAGCTGGTTTTATTGATGATACTGCGAAGAACGCCGCGGATATTGCCCGGATGATTCTTACCTCTACTGAGTTTATGGCTAATGCGCCGGAAGGCGATTTTGACCGCTCATTCTCTGATGGCGTTCTCGAAGATATCGCCGCCCAGCTTCGCAAAGGAGGCAACCAGTGAGCAAGATTGATTATCAAAAGCTTCGTAAAATCGCTGAAAAAACAAAAATTGCTGGTGAAGCACCTGTAATGCCTTTCGATCAGCGAATTAATGCGCTTAACGATTTTATGAAGCACTTTTCGCCAGATATCGCGCTGGCATTGTTGGATGAACGGGAAAGAAACCAGCAATACATCAAATCACGCGACCAGGAGAACGAGGATATTGCGCTAACGGTAGGGAAGCTGAGAGTTGAGCTTGAGGAAGTAAAACAACACGCTGAAGAATTATCCGAAACCAAGGCTGTTCGTAACCAATGGCGGCCAGATATTTGCCCAATAACCGGACGTGCATTTTTCATGTGGATTGAGCATCCAACATTGGGAAATGTGCCGACATATGGTGGCCCATTAGATAGTTACACCATTCCAACAAAGGACGGTGACGGTGAGTTTTCATGTGAGCGTTACGATCATGATTTTGGCGGTTGGGTAGAAAGCGAATGTCTTGGGTTATATCTGATTGATGATAGAGAACAATGCAGGGTCTACGAACTGGAGGAACGCGTTAAGGAACTGGATGCTCGGGAAATATCGCTCCCGGAACGTAGCAGCATGCTTCATCGAACAGATTTTAACGAGGATTACCACACGGTAATGGCATACAAAGTTTCTGAAGTCATCGCTGCAATCCGCGCTGCTGGTATTCGCATCAAAGGAGATTGAGATGGCGTTAACACACCGCGAACTCTGTCAGATTGCGTACAAGTTCCTTAAGCGCAACGGGTTCAAGGTTTGCTTTCATGACCGCTTTATAGCTGTAACCAGTACCGGAGAACAGCCAGATGCTATGGGATTCAGAAATTCAGCATCATGCCTGATAGAGGCGAAGTGTTCTCGTGCTGACTTGTTGGCAGATAGAAAAAAGCGTTTTCGTAAAAATCCGTCTCTTGGAATGGGCGACTGGCGATTCTTTATTAGTGAGCCGGGAATTATTTCAATTGAGGATTTACCACCTGGCTGGGGATTACTTCACGTTGTTAACGGAAGAGTACGGAAAGTACATGGGTGGCCCAGGGGTAATTGCTGTTGGGGTAATCCTGACGATAAGCCATTTACTGGAAATAAGCAGGTTGAATGCGATTACATGTTATCTGCATTAAGGCGCATGGAGTTGAGAGGGCACCTTAATGAAATATATGACGGTGTAATTGTTAATAAGAAAGAAGGAAACGCGGCATGATCACTATTACCAAAGAGCGACTACTGACAATCAAGCAGTGGCGCGAAACATACGGACCTGGTAGCAACGTTGTACTGCCAGCAGAAGAAGCGGAAGAACTGGCACGAATTGCTCTGGCATCACTGGAAGCAGAACCAGTTGCTTATATTTTCAAACATCCGGCCGGGAAATTATTCTGGGCTTTAACGGATGAAAGCAATAAAGAGCAAGCGGACGTTATTCCTGTTTATGCTGCCGCGCCTGCGTCGGTTGTGCCGGATGATGCATCAGGGTCGCTTGCTTATGCTTACAAAGAGCTTACGCCTGAGATTATGCGCGGTCATATCGCTGTATTCGAGCGATATGGAATAGCCCCAAACGATAGCATTACCACAATTCAGGCACTGCGAATCGCGCTGGATGGCATAGAGCGGAGCGACGCCATGCTTCATGGTGCCGAACCCGTAAGCCAAACTTACAAGTTGAACGAGCTATCTGGCAACTATCCGGCAACTCCGGATAGTTGGATAAGCTGTAGTGAGCGAATGCCGGAAAAGAACAAGAACGTGCTTATTTCGGTGAATTTCGACAGCTCTCTGGTTGAACCGCTAATATGCTCCGCACGCTATACCGGAAGCACATTCCGGCGAGGAGAAGCAACGATTAAGCCGGGTAATGGTATTGAGCAGGCAACTCACTGGATGCCGCTACCGGAACCGCCGCAGGAGGCGAAATGATGGATGTTCAAGAGAAGGTTTTGCAGGTGATGCGTTCCCGTGCAGCCCTGCAAGAGAAAGTTCTCGGCGGGGAATATCCATTCAGGATGGCAACCTGGAGTCTGCGGTTGGCAATGGAGAAGGAATTTCCTGATGAAGAATGGCGTTCGGCAGATTTGCGCAAAACTCTTATGGAGATGGCTAAAGACGGAACAGTATCCAAAGATACCTATGCCAGCCGGATTGGTCAGGCGGTATGGAGACTGGAGGTGAGGTAATGGCTAACCTGCAACTTGCCGTAAAAGGTGAATACTTCGATGCCATGATTCGTGGAGAGAAAACGGAAGAGTATCGCTTGTGTAATGACTACTGGAATAAGCGAATTATGTTCAGGGAGTATGACCGCCTGATTATCACAAAGGGATATCCGAAGCGCGACGATTCCAGCCGTAGAATTGATGTTCCGTATGACGGATATGAAATCAAGACAATCACACATCCACACTTCGGTGATAAACCGGTAAAGGTGTTCGCGATAAAGGTGAATATCGGCAATGAATAACAATCCTCGAACTCGCGGGGATTTCTTTTATCTGAACTCACTACGGCGGGTTTTGTTTTATGGAGACAAGAAATGTCAGATTTGGCTATGAAGGTTTTGAAATGGCAATCGACTGGCGATGTTGGCATCAGTAGCGCAACTCTTGCCTCAATCGCATGTGGACTGAAAAAGAATATCTATGGTCATCACTTCGGCGCTCCCCATGACGCAGCCGATTTCAGACGATGCGTTGCACTTGTTGAGCAGATTCCAGAAATCAGAGATTCATTCAACAAGGTTGCAAAGCGCGTTCCGGCATTCAAAGGAATCCTCAACGAATGGGATTCCCTCGTTGCTCTGTTGAAGTCTGAAATGAAGATACACGGAAACAAAGCACCAGAGACTTACAGAAGAATCAGCGAGCTACGCAAGGACTAACCATGAAATAACACCGCCGGCCTGTTCATTGCTCAATGATATCCAGACCTACCATCGCCGCATCAATGCGGCTTTTTCTTGCGTGTAATTGCGGAGACTTTGCGATGTACTTAACACTTCAGGAGTGGAACGCACGCCAGCGACGTCCAAGAAGTCTTGAAACAGTTCGTCGATGGGTGCGCGAATGCAGGATATTCCCTCCTCCGGTTAAGGATGGAAGAGAGTATCTGTTCCACGAATCAGCGGTAAAGGTTGACTTAAATCGACCAGTAACAGGTAGCCTTTTGAAGAGGATCAGAAATGGGAAGAAGGCGAAGTCATGAGCGCCGGGATTTACCCCCTAACCTTTATATAAGAAACAATGGATATTACTGCTACAGGGACCCAAGGACGGGTAAAGAGTTCGGATTAGGCAGAGACAGAAGGATAGCAGTTTCAGAGGCTATTCAGGCCAATATTGAGTTGCTATCCGAGAACAGGCGTGAGTCACTGATAGACAGAATTAAAGGCGCTGACGTAATCACTCTTCATGTGTGGCTTGACCGATATGAAACAATCCTCAGCGAGAGGGGTGTCAGGCCGAAAACTCTACTCGACTACGCCAGCAAAATCAGGGCAATCCGAAGAAAATTGCCGGACAAACCGCTCGCTGACATATCAACGAAAGAGGTGGCAACAATGCTAAACACCTACGTAGCAGAAGGTAAAGCGGCCTCCGCAAAATTAATCAGATCAACCCTTGTTGACGTTTTTCGTGAAGCAATAGCCGAGGGGCATGTGGCAACGAATCCGGTAACAGCAACCCGTACAGCAAAGTCAGAAGTAAGGCGCTCAAGGCTGACAGCTAATGAGTATGTCGAGATTTACCATGCAGCCGAACCTCTCCCTATCTGGCTAAGGCTGGCGATGGATTTGGCCGTCGTTACAGGGCAGAGAGTCGGCGATTTGTGCAGAATGAAATGGTCAGACATAAACGACAACCATCTTCACATTGAACAGAGTAAAACAGGGGCTAAACTCGCCATTCCGCTAACGCTAACGATTGACGCGCTCAATATCTCATTGGCTGATACACTACAGAAATGCAGGGAGGCCAGCAGCAGTGAAACAATAATCGCATCAAAGCATCACGATCCGCTTTCCCCGAAAACAGTATCGAAGTATTTTACAAAGGCGAGAAATGCATCAGGACTCTCATTTGATGGAGACCCGCCAACATTCCATGAACTGCGTAGCCTGTCGGCGAGGCTATACCGGAACCAGATTGGCGATAAGTTTGCTCAACGTCTTCTCGGGCATAAATCAGATTCAATGGCGGCGCGGTATAGGGACAGCCGTGGACGGGAATGGGACAAAATTGAAATCGACAAATGA